GTAAACTTGAGGTTGCTGTTTCTCAGAGCCTCATCATTTTTTGCTGTTTGCATCAAAGGATTCACCTGTCGCTTGTTAGCCGCATTTCCTTGCTCACTGGTTGCGATGCTATGTTTGCCTATTTGAAATTTATTTGCCTGTTGTGCCTGGCGGAAGGATACGGTTGCCCTTCAACTACTATATAACACAGATAAAAATGTTGGTCAATCTTTTTGGCTTTAAATACCGTTATGCATTGGACATACCAAGGAAATGAAATTACCAATATGCCGGAAGATGTTGTGGGATTTGTTTATCTCATAACAAATACAACCAACGGTAGGATGTATATTGGAAAAAAATTAGCAAGATTCAAAAGGTCAAGACCACCACTCAAAGGCAGAAAGAACAAGCGTAGATACAAGGTTGATTCTGACTGGCAAGACTATTATGGTTCTAGTGATGATTTAACAATTGATGTTAACAAACTTGGTAAAGACAAATTCACAAGAGAAATACTTTTCTACTGCAAGTCCAAAGCGGAACTATCCTACGTGGAAGCACGTGAACAGTTTGCACGTAAGGTTTTAGAATCAAACGATTATTATAATGGTCATATCCGTGTGAGAGTACACGGCAAAGGAATCCTCAAGTCATAAAAAACCCCCGACTGGTTAAAGCCGAGGGTTTATAGAATTGCAATTCAATTATTGATTACGCCGCTGTCTTCGCCGCGTTCTTTGCCTCTTGAATTTCTTTTCTTCTTGCTTTGATCAATTTTGAAAGATTAGCAAGTGCTTTTCTGGCTCTAGTTGCAGAAGCCTTAACACCTTTCTCTGTGAACTTACCGTTCTCTTCAGAGTATGCTTGGATCTCACTCATGATACTTTCGTGTGTTTGTGACATATGTTTTTTCTCCTTCTTATTGTCGTACGATATAATTAATTAACATATGCTACATTTAAGCACAAAAGAAGTGGTTCTGTCAATTGAAAAAGCAGAATTGGAAATTAAACATGGAATAATTTACCAAAAGTATCCTAACTTCTTTGGTAATACCTTTGATTTTGATTTTAGCAAGAAAGAAAATTTTGAAAAATTAGAAAATCAAACCCACTTGAACCGTTTGAAACTATCAAAACATGATGAAGATATGAAAAAACTAACTGTGTTTTTTATGAACTCCAGCATCACCCAAGCACTTGAAAAAAAGTTTAGAACAGATTTAACATTCGACTCGGTTGATGTTTGGATAGATGGTAAAGGATACAAATTGCCACCACACGTGGATGATTCGAGAATTAAACTACACCTGCAAGTTTATCTAAGCAACAACAATGAGGGAACATCACTTTACAATCCACAGGGAGAATTGTTGTATACTTTTCCATTTAAGGTCAATTACGGATATGCATTGTATAATGGTGCATACAGTTATCATGGTGTGGAAGAAGTTGAAGAAGACGGAAGAACTAGTTTGTACGTGAGATATCAATAAGCAACATATCTATCTGTGGATAGATCGTAAATCATATTTTTTTCAAAAGACCAGTCCAAATAAACATCACTAAATTTTTTAGCGATTGCGTTGTATTGTTCCGGTGTTTCCATGTGTCCAGGTTCAAAAATTTGGGCATTATGATTTTCCATGTTGTGCCTGTATGTTAAAAAATTTAATGTTAACTTTTCCAAACCATAATCAATAGGTCCAGATTTCTGCCAGTTTACGAATGTTCCTTGTTTGCTAGTGAACGCAAATATTTTTTTTGCTTTGGAGAAAAGCAATGGCAAATTATTATTTACAGCACGACTTCCTGTTGCTGTGTGTATTAATACATCATAGGTTTGTAAGTTACGTATGCAATTCCTATCAGTTATATCCAGCATATCTTTGCCATAGTAATCACCGTCTATGTATTCTTTTAGACTGTTTGCTAAAAATCCATTTCCGCCAGTGATTAGTATCGTCATATTTTGTATTCTACGTCATTAGCATAGTTTGTAAAGCCATTTTCTTTTACAACTTTTAGTACTGAATTTACTCTGCTTACTAATTCGTCTTTGTGTGATATTAAAAATATATTTTTCTTCTGTGTTCTGCTCATGTCTTTAAGCACAGACATAGAACTTTCAACACCTGATATATCCATACCAGCATCTACAAGTTCATCGATAAACAACAAGTTGATCTGTTGATATAGTGATTCCCATACATCTCTAAATGCCCAACTTAAACTTAATATCAGTCTGTTTCTTTCACCTCTACTTAAATTATCAAAGTCTAGTTCTCTGCCTAGTTCTTCGATACGCACAGATAAATCTGATTGGAATGTTACTGTGTGTGGTAATTTTACTTTGCCCAAGAACCATGCCAATCTTTGATTCAAGTATGTTAAATTTTGTTCTATTATTCTTGTTCTTATGAATGAATCTTTTGCTGTTAACAGTTTGTACAAAAACTCTTGGTGTCTGTGCAAGTCTTCAAGTTCATTTGCCTTTTCAAAATCAATTTTTTGTATTGCTGTTTTTGTTAATTCTTCAACCTGTTCAGCATACGGGTCTTGTTTCTTTTCATTCTGGTCCAGTTGTCTATTTAGATCTTTCAATGATCCTTTGTGATTGTATGCTTCATCCATTGTGTCATAATACGTGTCTGGTGTAATACCCAAGTCGCCAATAGCATCTATACTCTGTTGTATTTTTGCAAGATCACTTTCAAGTTTTGAACTGTATTCCTTGGATTCAGTCAATGTGGCTTTTAGTTTGTCCACAAGATGAGTATGCTTGTCATCATGTAATTCTTGTTCACAAGTTGGACATTTTTGTTGTTCTGCATATTCCAAATCTGAGACAGTTTTGTCCACTGTGCTTTTTGCTTTTGTGTATGAATCCTCGTGATATGCTTTTTCTTTTTGTAAACTTAATAATTTAATGTAGTTTTCGTTGTGTTTTTGCAAACGTTTGTGTGCATCGAGTTCTTTTTTAATGTCCACTTTCTCTAGTTCTGCTATTGCTTCTGCAAAACTTTGTGAATCTTCTTCTTTCTGTCTTTGCCAAGCACTTGATCTTATCTTTAAACTTTCTATTGATTCTTTAATTTTTTCATTTGATGCAACTCTGGCATCTATTTTTAATTTTTCTTCAGTTAATATTTGCTTGGTCGCTTTTTGTTTTTCTTTTAAAAGATCTGCTTTTTGTGAAAGCAAGGTTATACCAAGCAACTGCTCAATAATTTCTCTTTGTTCATTTGCTTTGGTTGATAAAAACGGTTGTGTGTATGTGTTTAATGCAATTATGTTTTTAAACATAGCATGGGTCATGCCCATTAATCTGTTTATTTCTACTTGTGTTTCTTTGTTTTCACCCTGTGCTTCATTGCTTTCAATATTTTGCTCAATATTGTTTGCATAAAATTTAAATATCTGTGGCTTTCTTCCACGTTCAATTGTATACTCAACATTATTTTTTACAAACTTAACACTTACTAACATTCCTTTTTCGTTAGTTTTGTTTACAAGATTGTCTCTTCTTATGTTTGTTAATGCTTCGCCAAAAAACACATATGAAAGTGCATTAATAATTGTAGTCTTACCAGTACCATTTCTAGCACCTGCATCATCACCACCTAGGTCCATGTTTTCACCAATCACAAGCACAAGGCTTTTGTTGGCAAAATTAATTGCTTGGGCCTGATTACCCACACTCATAAAGTTTTTAACTGTTAATTCTTTAATCGTCAGCATTTGCTTTATCCATTAGTTTACGCCATCTCCAATACCCAGACAGCCATACACTCTGAGGAGTGTCCTTGTCTGATATATTTGATTCCCATTTCTTTTTAGGTTTTTGAGTCAATATTTTCCAAAACTTTTTTTTACTAATTTGTGACATCTAAATCGTTGTAAATTGCTGTTAGTATATTTTTGTCGTATGTTTCTGAATCAACACCTTGTAATTGTTTGATTACAATTTGGTCCACGCTGTCAAATTTTTGCACCTCAACAGTTGGCTGTTGTGCTTGATCAATCTGTTCTGGTATTAGTTGTAGTTCTCTTAATTCATATTTGTCTATGAAAGTTTCTCTGATAAAGTTTGC